ATAAATATCTTATCCTCAAGGCCGTTGATAATACTGGAGGCCAAATCATCCCTGCTCTTTTCCTTTATTCGTGTAATGTTATCTCGCTCGGCCTCAATTAAACTATCGGCGCCACAAGTTTGTTGGAGGTCCGCAATTCTTTTTAATTTTTTATTTATCTCCTCTTTTACAGCCGGGGTGGATAGTACATCCATTCGAGGGTCCTCGGTGAGCGCTTCAAGGCGCGCGCGATAAGTTATTTCTAACTCAAAAGTACCCTCTTGCGTAAAAGTAAAGGTGTGATCAATGAGAGTCAAAAACATGGGAACTTGCTGATTTTCAATAGCCTCAACAATATTCTCGGTTTGGGGGCTGCTGATTTTATCAACCGGGGCCCAGCCCACCACTGCCTTAATTTCATAAAATCGAGGGTCGTAAACTAAGGTTTTATCGGAGCAACCAGCCTTCGTTTCGGCGGCGCTCGATATGGGGATGGAGATGCCCTTGGCTCCCGGTGGCCTGATCAACAAATCTTGATATTGAAACGTTTGGGGCCTGGCATTAATGGTGTCATATCCATTTCTTATCTTGGTCAAGTCACTAAAGTCCTGAAAGTATAAAACCAATTTAGCTTCTATATCATTTTTAATAGTGGCCGGATTAGTGGCATTATATTTCCATTCAAAGGATTTTATCCCTACACCCGACCTCGGATCCAGAGGGTCGGTGGCACCTGGAAAGGAAAATTCTACCTCTCCTTCAGTTTTATTGTTCTGGTCAAAATAATTTTTATAAAGGCGGATCATCGGGACTATTTGAGATGCTTCATGGGTTCTAATATTTAAAAAATTATGCGACTCTGGATCATTAGCTAGTACATTTATTAAATTCTGACTTTCGCCATATGCTAGATAGATTTGTTTGCTATAGGGAGGTGCCAATGTCGAGGCCGCAGATTCGCGAACGGTAGCGGCTTGGGCGGGAGCCATATCTGGGTTGTCTTTTTTCCATTGAGAATTAGCCTTGTAGAAGCTTCCTAGATTTAAGCGCAGGACATTTTGGGCCGATTCACGAATGAGGGATTGAAGATAATCCCTGTCATCCTCGGCGGCTCGATTGAGCATGATCGCGGCGTTGTCATCGAGGGATTGATAGTCTTTTAAGTCTTTAGTGGCCCGTGATCGAATTTGAGATTTCAGGGCGTCTACCGGGTCATCGTGGTCAAATTTTAGTCCTTCCATTTTGTCCAAGTCCGACGACGTCTCCAGCACTGAGGCCTTATGACTATTAGATTCCTCATTGTATAAATACAGAAGGACATCTTTCATGTCGACAATTAGGCTTCCCTCGGGATCTGTGTGCCAAGAATACCGGGCCGTTGGGGGGCCCGAAGTCCAGCCCGTGGCGTGAACAGGTATCAGATTGTAGGGGATTCCCAACAGTTTTTCAAATAACTGATAAAGGCGCTTGAACCACTCCGAGTGTGGGTCTGCATTAAAATCGAAGCCGGATGCTGCGGAGAGGAGGTCATCTCTTTCTTTTACTATGGCGTCAATTTGAGACGTACTTAGGTGGTGGGGCGACGTACTATCTGTCCATGGGGCCCACGTTTCTAATTTTTCTTTACTAGGAACTTGGAAGAGGACCGATGGATTTTTTACTACTTTTTCGAAGAAGTTGTCGTAAGAGACAATATTCCAGCTATATGAGGCGTACGCGTCAGGGTCGGCATAGGGGTCTGTGCTCACCGTCGCCGTGCCAGGACGGCCGACCGTAAGTGCGGAAGAAAGGGGAACTGCATGAATTCGCTCCCACGGCTCCACCTTTAAATAGTTAGGGAAATTAACGTTGTCCGGACCATATTTGGGCCAGACAGGTGCGGAGGTGTCAGAGATCGCGGCTACAATTTCTTCGCGGACAACAGAGGGTATCTTATCTTTATTTTCGTCATTCCAGTAGCTCATGGTAGGTCCTATTTATTGAAATATGTCAACACTTTCTCCTTGGAGAGAGGGATCATAATGGTGTCTCCCAGGTTCAAGTGATGTTCCGTGGGAGTCTGATTAAACCATGCGATAATCCACCACAATGCCGAATTGCCATAATAATCATGAGCCAACTTGTAAAAACGATCTCCCGTAGTCCAAACATGACTGTCATAAGGGATAGAAGCGCGTCTAGCTGCTGTAAGGGGGGGGAATTCGGGAGTGGTATATTGCTCAATGTGGCGCACGTTCCTATTCTCAATAAACTCGGTGTAAATTGATTCGGGTCCACCGGATAGGGGATTATTTAATCGCTTGGGTCTGTTAGAGTATCGTGACATTTAGTTAATTTTTCCCATGGTACTGTTTAGATGTTCCCATATCTCGGGGGTCCCTGCCGCCACCAAAGCCGCCGGGAGATGAACCTTGATTAACTTTGTCCACAGTGCTCTTTGGCTTTGAATCTGTTTTTCGCCCCTTCTTAGCTTCTTCTGATGCTGCCAAACCAGCCTGCACTTGGCGGGCCGCATCTAGCGTTTTTTGAGCAGCCTCCATCTCATGCTGGTTGAAGGAGAAATCTTCATCTTGCTCTACAAAAGTTTCATTTGTAGAATCAAATTTATCAAAGACCTCGCCGGATTCTGGGTTGGCCAGGGCTTCTGGCAGGAAGGGGAACGCGAGTAGCTTCGAATTCCACGATGTCCCGAAGTGGCCAACAGTTCGCTTATGAAGGACTGTCATAGTGCAAGAGAATTTCAACAACTTGGGAACTAACTCATTTTTCCCGAATTCGGCATGGAGATATTCAAGCTCGGGAGGCAGATCAACAAAAGTGAGTTTATCAAACCATCCCGCCTCAAGGTCAGGAGCAAATGTAATCCCGTCCAAAGTCACTAATAGTGCTTCGCGGTCCATGCCTTGAATAAGGTTTCTAAATTTAACTTCGAGCACGGGGGGCTTATTGATGGTTGAAACATTCCCTATGGAGCCATCTCTCGATTCATACGAAGGATATAGCATTCGAATGAGCTTTGCTGCGCGGATCATATTAGCAGCGCCCTCTGTGGAAGAGGCTGCTGGGGCGTCCCAACCCACATTGATAGTTCGAGTTGTGTTGCGAAAAGTTTGAATAGGATCATTTCGACCATAAACTTGTTCCGAATTCCATTCGCTCTGATATTGATCTTCATATGTGGTCAGCATGGCCTTGAATCGCACAACGTCGCCGCTAATGGTGGATTTGAATTCAATGTAATTGTTAAAACTATTGGCGTAGCCATCGGTTGCGTCATTGAACGCTATCTGATCAGCACGATTCAGAAGGGCTCGCACGGGACGGTCAATGTTAGGGTCAATGGCTGCATTAGGATTTGTATTATCAAATTGTTGAACTTGCTTCTTCTTTTTTCCCATCTATGCACCTCCCGCTATAACATTTTTCGTCTTCAATTGATTATCGACAATCTTGATGACTGCCTCTTCGAAGCCTCGATAATCAAATTGTATTTTTAAAGTGTGATCTTGGACTGCAGGTTTTGCAGCAGCGCCAGTACTGGCTCCTGCGGATTTGTTTGCCAAACCTTCGGGAGACTTAGATTCCATCGTGGTTCGAGGTGTTGCAGTGGCGTCGATCAAGTTGGCGCCCCTCATAATAGGGGCTGGCATTGTAGCGATATCATCCGTAATTGCCCCAATGGTATCTCTAACCTCTTTCAAGTTAGCGGATGTAGAATTCATCACTTTAGCGATCGCTTCAAATAAGAGGGATAAATTATTTAGCTTGACATCATTGAGGCTGCGAAGGGCTAGGCCTAGAGCAAATACCGAGGCGGTCAGTACTCCCAGGGACCAGCCTCCTCCCAATAGGAGGGCAGCGGCGATGGCCATCATTCCGGAGGCGATCGAATATAAGCCAAGCCCATAGAGCATCATGTCGGCTGGAGAAATTTTTGCCAGCGATGTCATGAACAGGGACATGCCGTAGGCGGCAAGTCCGACGCCGGCGCCAACCAAGAAAAAGGCGGCACCGACAGCCAAGGCGGCGCCAGCGAAAGCATACATCGGTGTTGCGGCGGCGCCGGCAGCTGTTCCAGAGGCCGCCATTACAGGTATAGAAGCAGCCTGAATTGCAGTAGTGTTTCCTATAGCCACGGCCTTTGCGACTTCGGATAAGACAAGGGCCGAGTTTATCGCGGTCCAAACTTTAAACACCCCAATCAAAACTAAGGCCGCAACTGCAATGCCCCCTAAGATAGGGATGAACCACCCACCCATTTGCTCATTCAAATCCAAAATTCCTTGCAGGATACCCTTGATCCAACCCACGACGGGGGCCATTGTTATGGCAAACATGCGCATTATTTGATTCAGTTTTTCACCGATTTCGTTATATTCCTTAGTCTGTGCAGCGAGGGCCTCTATTTCTGCCTTGGTCTTATTGGTAGAGGATGAGACCTTTCCAAAATCATTGGCCATAACTTTTGCCAATTCATCGACGTCTTTAAATCCGGCGGCTGAAGCAATTGCTTTGCGCTCATAATAAGACATCTGATCAAAACTTTTTCCTGCATCATTGAGCGCACCGCTGAGAAGTCTCATTCTCTCCGTGGGATCTGTGGCCATTACCATTTCCATAGAGTTGAGGAAGGGGCCTCCCAATAGTGCGTTCAACTTACCAACTGACTGTGCTGCACCTTCGAAGGTGTCAAACTGCTCCACAATACCGAGAAGCTGCTCCACCTCCATCCCGGCAGCGCGGGCGTTGGTTGCTAATTTGGTAAACATACGGCCCGCTTCCTTGCCAAAAGCTGCGAGCTTAGGGGCTGCCGATTTGAAATCTTCAGCCATTTGGGCAGGAGGCATACCAATATCTTGTGCCAACACAAACATTTCTCGTTGAAATTTTGTTGATTCTTCAACTGACATTCCCAAACTGCGTGTCATAAATTGCACATTATCGGCCGTTACGTCTGCACTTACCCCCAATTCATTCAAGATAGCTGTAGTATCCGAAAGGTCTTTGCGGGTTGCGCCAGACGTCTGTTTGAGCGCATATACATTCTTTGTTAAAGCGCCCCACGACTCACTAGCATCATCCATAGTAACGCCATGGCTGTACATCCGCTCTTCCAGCGCCACTATTTCGCTACCATAAAGGCGCGCAGCGCCAGTTTGGAGGTTAAAGGCAACCAGAGCCTTGTCTTGCTCAAAAAGGAGTTTAGTGGTGGCTTGAGTAATTTTATTTAATATGTTGAGGCTCATGTTTTGGATGCTAAATGTTTTTTTCATTTGCTCTCCAAACTTCTTTTGGGCATCAGCGTTTGTAAGGGTGGCCTCTATAGATCCGAGCATAGACGTCTCGTAATCCTTGGTCATACCCACCAAGCCGCCAAGAGCTTGGGCGGTATTCTTGCCCTGCTCCTGACTGAGCTTAAGAGACTCGTTCATCTTATCGGCAGCTGCCTTCAAAAGCTCATATCTATCCGTCAAATCATCAACTCGGCCCGATAATTCGGCCTTTTGGTCAACACTTAAAGCTTCGTTTTGGGCTAGTTCCTTCTCTAATTTTGTTAGCTCACGAAGGAGGATGGCCTGCTGCTTGCGACTGGCTAAGAGTTCTTGCTCAGCTTGAGTTAGATTTTTTGTAGATTCATCATCTGCCATCTAATGTTTTTCCTTATTTGAAAGGCCACTTTATCCCGGTCTGTGCTTCGAAGGCCTTAACGGCCTTCTGAAGTCGTGATTTTTGCTTATAAGTAGCTGGGTTATCTAGGCCATGCTTTTTGGCCGTTTCGATATATTTCTTCTCATTCCCGACGGCACGGGCAAAAGCCTTGATATCTGCCGGCTTTCCGGAGACTCCACCTGAAACAAATGGGATACCGAACATATGTTTGACGATATTTTCCACCCAAAAGCCCATCATGCGGAGGAAACTTTCATTAAGTTGATCATTCTTTTTGAGTTCTTCGAGATCTACGATCATTTCGACGATCTCACCTTCGTTTAGAGATTCCATATATAAACCCTCATACATTAAATAGTAGTCATATAAAAAAGAAGCCGGCTTTACCGGCTTCTTGGTGTTTTACCTGCAGAATTACCCTTTGAAGCTTTTTCTGCGGCTTTGTTTTCTTTTTCCATTTGTTGGACTAATTTCTCCAAAAACCACCTTCTAATTTTAATCGGAAGATTATAGGCTTCAGTGAAAGACCAGCCTCCATAATACTTCAAAAGAAAAAACTCTTCGTATACACTCTCGATGTATTTATCGCTTAGGCCAAAAAAAGTCCGTTGTGAACGGAACCTCCATTCGATCCGTTTCAAAGTCACATACCTCGCAGGTAAAACTCTGTGCTAGATCAATGTTAGGTACTATCTTTTCGTAAGCTGTTCGAATATACCTAGCATCACGGGCTGGCATATTGTCGATAAAGGATTTGATGGTTACATTGTCCGTCCTCTCGTTGATAGAGACGATCATCAAATGTAACTGATCAGTGAGAGAAGTCTCGGGGAGCTTTTGCTTTTTCTTTGATTCGGCCAATTTAGCAAGATATTTTTCATCACGCCCTGTAAAGAGTCGAACCTCTACATCTACCCGCGTAACTGGAGTTTTAATGACGAAAGTGTCTTCACCTTTTTCGGTGATTTCCAGGGCCCCGTACTCTCCGCCCGCATAAGTTTCTCCCCCTTCTAAATTGAAAGAAAATTTCGCGGTTGTAGTGCATACTGGGCACGTTACTTGTGTATCATACTCAGGACCATAGCCCGTCACCCTGGCTCCTACCAGAATAGCGTTCTTATCTCCCACGTATAAGCTATCCAAATCAATGCTCTTATCTACAACGATATTCTTCAAGAACCTATCGAGAGCCACGCCTTTTTTAAGGAGGGCCCTGGAGGTTAGAATATCTTCGTCTTTAGCTGTCATATGACGAATCTCTACTACGGTTTGATTATGAAGAGGGTGATCCTCTGCATAGTATTTACCTTGGGTGGGTAATTCCACAAATTCAGTAGGCGTAGAGAAGTCCAATGGCGCCAAATTAGGAGAAGAGTTATCTTCTGCTTTCTTAGAATCAACGCCTCCTAGGCGTTGAGAGTTGTTCCTAGCCAAATATCACCTCGCGTTTTATAATTAGCTGCTTCCAGGATTAAAAAATGTATTGCTGTCCACGGGTTTACCGTCGGGGCCTTTCGCTCCAGTCTCAGAAGAAGTCTGAGCCTCGATAACAGCCCAATCGTATCGGATGGTCAACGTGATTTCGGTCATTTCGTCCGAACTGTAATCCAAGTCTCCATAAGTAACACCCGTAATGAATGGATTCCACAGAGTCCAAGTTTCTACAGCGTCGCCGACAGAATTAATTTGAGAAATAACTACTGATCCCATAGCGGCTACGGAAGCTTGCTTTGAAATGGTAGTTGTATCGTTGACGTTCTTAGGGGGGCTATAACCGCCCGCTCGTAAGATCGCGGCAGTGTTGATGGCTGCATCCGGAGAAACAGGGTCCACAAGAGTGACTGTTACTTCGGCCCATTCTGCGCGGCCAGGATAATAAAATTTGTGATTGAGGAAATTGTGTTCAATCGTTGTTATAGTAATTTCGGGCTTCTTGACGCTCTTTGCGTACCAAGTCGCTCCATTAGGCATTCTGCCTATGTCCACCAAGAACCTATACGCTCTTTTGGGATCTTCAAATTGTGCATCAGTCCAAAACGCCATTTAACTATTTCTCCCTTTTACTATCATTAAGTAGTGTTTAAAATTCTTTTTATTCTCTTTAATCATCGAAAGATGCTCCCGTTCGAGTGATTACAAAATCAACTGCGATGAATTCAATGGAGCGCGCTGGCTTTAAGAAGATTTTCGCATACATGATATTTTGATCAATCAAATCCGGAGTAGTGGTGGTATCATCTAGGATAACCTTCCACTCGCTCAATCCAAGTCTGGATTGGACGCTGGCCAAGAATGGCCTGACTTCACCCAAGAATCGATTCCATGTAACTTGTACGTTCTGGTCAAAAAGAATACCAGACGCAATGCGTGAAACTTGCTTCTTGATATAAATCAACAAACGTCTCACGTTAATTCGGTCCAAAGCAGACCGGGTGACTTGAAGTGTTTTTTGTCCGAAGACCACAATTCCTTCCGAAGGAAATGAGGCGATCGGATTAATATTTGCCTCATAGAGAGTATCTCTATCGCGAGAGGTGAGCCTCTTGGTAACATTAAGCACGGGCCATCCAGCGGATCCGTCGGTGAGGCCGCCGCGATTGAACCCTGCAGGAGCAAACCAGACTTCAGATTTGGCTTCCGAAGAGGCCATTGTGCCGAGGGCAACAACTGAAGGAGGTACCCACAGAACATTACTGGAAATATTATCTAGGATTTGTACCCATGGATAGTAGGTGCACCCGTAAGAGCTATTGACGCCGCGTGTTCGCAGATCACTCACAGCCTCGGCTACCGTAAAGGAGTTTCTCTCCTTAAAGGTGTCGGTGGAGTCGGTGAATGGGGTATAGACCTCGGGCAAATCGATGATAGCCAAAGCATCTCCGCGATCCTCGCAAACGTCCATTAAATGTTGGGTGAGGGAAGCATTAGTGACGCCAGGAGCAGTAATCACATTGCATTCTACATAATCCGGATCCGCCACTGTATCAATGGCTCTCTTGATTGTGTTATATGCGTAATTTGTAGTGTC